TTGTGTTTCCTTCTGCTACCCATTCTAGTATTTCTTGGTAGTGTCGGTTTGCTTCGTTGTGAGGAACTTTCCATACTGTTCCGTCTTGATATGTTACTTTATAAGAACTAAATTCATTATTTATATTATATTCTTTTTCTACTGTACTAATCATTATAACTCCGCATCAAATAAGACATACCCACTATTCACTGCTATTGGATAATGTTGTGTTAAACTACTAAAATTATTTAGAGCAGCGGTAAAAAACTGCTCATTATTTATTTGATTATCAAAACTTACATTTGCTGAACTTTGTGTTTTTGAACCAGCAACCGAAAGTTGCCAAATGGTAATTGCACCAGATACACTTACAGAGGGTAATGCTCTCATTTCTACGGGGTGAGTTCCACGAACATGAACTTCTGTCGAACTAGCAACACTACCCCATAAGTGATTGTCTTGCCAAAAATATCTCTTACACTTTAATAAATTACTAATATGACTCTCGAAAGGAAAACTAGGTAGGGTTGTCGAATCGAACTCACCGACTTCGAGTTGAACACCTGTAAGATACCATTCGTTATCTGTGCTAGAGGCAAAGTTAACTTGACCTACTGCAATATTTGCTGCGGAGTAATTTTCCCAAGATGTGGCTAATGTACCAGAATTAAAAGTAGTGCCTGCCGCTAAATGCCATGTTATTCTCCAACCTTCACCATTATTATTATCAATCGCACCTGCTGCATTAGTGTCCCCAGGTATATTTATAATTTTTTTCTCCCAAGTGTCAGAGCTATTTATTGTATATGATTTTGCGATTGCTCTTGCAGTTCCGTCTTCTTTATAAATCCAAAGAATATAGGTGCCTGTTAAATTAGACCTTACCCAAAAACTAAGAGTAGTTGCTTTAGCATTCGATGTACCTTGTTCTAAAAATTGTAAATTTTGTGCTTCTATTTTTTGGTCAATTCCAAATCGGGTGCTTGACGCAAGAGATGTGTTTGCTGTTGTGCAGTCTACCTTAAATGAATATTTAAATCCTTGTGCTGTTGGTACTGTAGAACTCTGAGACATGGTCGCTCTAAAAGATGGACTTCCACCCTTTCTATAACCAAACCTGTCTATTGTTGGGTAAGTTGAACTTGCTCCCACACTTGCTGTAGAGGTTGCTCTCTGAGACACTGACATATCTCCGTTGATAATTAAAGGTGTGACGAGGCGATCGGTTGTATAACCTCTACTCGTTAAACCTGTATTGGGGATCGTGTTTAATGGCATTAGGCTAGCACCTCCTGTAAAATTATTGATGAAGTTTCTTGTGCGTCTGGATTAATTACAACCGATGCACCATTTGGTCCAGAATTAAACTGCATTTTATATTTTATTGTATCTGCACTTGCTGGTTCATCTAAAAAAGATACTGCAAATCTTCCTGTATTTGTTGCTGTGCTATTTGTAAATAAAAAACCATTTTCAAAATCTCTAATTTTAGAATAACTACCACTACCTATTTTTCTGTATAAATCTAAAGCCAAATACATATTGTTAAATTTTCTACATGATAAAGATATATGAAGTAAAACCTTTGAAGATGATGCGGTTGTAACAATAGTTGTTTCACTACCGCCTACATCTGCAAATGAACTTGATGAAGAAGAAGTTTGAGTTGTAATATGATTAGCAATCGTTTGACCAGTTTTTCCTATTGGACCAGATAGTTTAGAATTAGGAATAGATCCAGCTAATTTACTTTCATTAATAGAACCAGCTAACATATCATTAGTTACTGATCCTGTAGCTGGAGCAATAGTTTCAACTGCTCTACCTAAAAACACTGCATACATAGTATCTGAACCAGTTATTGCAGAGGATAGAGTTAGTGTTGTGTTTGATACAGTATAAGCATCATTAGGATTTTGCCTTACATTGTTAATGAACAAAGCTAAATCTTGAGGATTTGTTACTGCATAACTTAGTGTATAGGTATCAGTAGCAGATGTAGTAAAACTCTGTTTCTGTAGAGTTTGGAATTTATCTGCTGGTATATTTCCTATGTACATTTATAATCCTATGCAGATATAGCGTCTATATAGCTACCCCATACATCAACACTTGATGCTGTATCGGATTGAACTTTTAAGACACTTCCGTTTTGTAAATTTATCTTTGAGTTACCAGTAACCTCCAAAGAACCACCAACTGGTAAAGGTGTATTTTTTTGTAAGTAATAATCATTACCACCAGTTGATATGAATACTGAAACATTGATTGCACTAGTTGCTACGTTACAAACTCTAAGACCAATAATACAATCGTTGGTGTTAGCAGTTAATAATGTAGAAGCAGAAGTACCAACATTTCTTGCTTTTATTTCTGTAAAGTCTTGAGCCATTATTTTCCTTTCTTAATTAAAGAGCAACAGCCAATGCTATCGCAAATCCTTTTGTTGCTAGTGTAGATACATCAGAGGCAGCTACTTGCCAGGATGATCCGTTATAAACTTTTAACTCATTACTGCTTGTATTGAAATATAAATCTCCAGCAGTTAGTGCATCTCCGTCATTATCTACTGTCGGATCAGATGCTTTAGCTCCCAGGTATGTATCATCAAAATTATCAGCCGCAGCTTCAGCAGCTGTTTGTGCAGCTTGTGCAGCTGTCTTTGCAGTGTCAGCAGCAGTTGCACTGGTAGCAGCATTAGTTGCTGATGTAGCAGCTTCAGAAGCCTTAGTCGTGGCTGTCGTGGCATGACCAGATGCAGTCGATGCTGAAGAAGCAGCATTAGTAGCAGATGTTGCCGCTTCACTAGCTTTGGTTGTTGCAGTCGTAGCAGAGCTTGATGCAGAAGTTGCAGAAGTTGCTGCATTCGTAGCACTGGTACTAGCTTCACTTGCTTTTGTAGTAGCTGTAGTTGCTGAACTCGCAGCAGACGTTGCAGATGAAGCCGCATTGGTTGCCTGGGTAGATGCTGTAGAAGCTGATGTAGCTGCATTAGTTTTTGAGGTATTTGCATTGGACTCTGATGTAGCAGCAGCTGATGCAGAACTTGCGGCAGCTGTGGCAGATGAGGCAGCAGCGGTTGCGGAGGAAGCTGCATTTGTTGCGGAGGTCGTTGCTGTTGCCGCATCTACAATCAGATCCCATTTAGCGGAATCTGTATTTGTTGTCAATGGTTGTGAGCCACTAGACGTATGAGCTGTATTAGCCAGAAAGATATTATTTGTTGATGTGTCTTTTACTAAATCTCTTTGTGCATATGAAGTTGATGCAGACCAATTACCTCTAAATGTACCTATTTCCTGGGTAACAGCTATTTCACCAGAGCTGTCAAAAGCTAATATTTTATTAGCTCTGTCTGTAGCTCCTACAGTAAATTCTGTAGAAGTCATCGTATTTGTTCTGGATAGTTTAATAGATCTGTCTACAGTTTCTGATATTTCTTGAGATACTAAAATACCTTTATCAAGAGCTGCTTCATGTGTTTCTGCTGGAAAAGGATCATTAGCTACATAATCAGTAGATTGTGTCTTTGATGTATTTCTGCGAATAACTAAGGTTTCTCCAGATGCTGGAGCTGAACCCATCGTTACAGTACCACCACTATTATTTTGAACACCAGATACTGTATAATGTGTTGTTAAACTTTTGACTGTTTCTGTACCATTTGCTGCTCTAATGATTACTTGTAAATCAGTTTCAGCAATAATATAGAATGAAAAAGCAAAAGCTGTCGTAGATCCATTACCAGAGTACGAATTTTTAATTGTTGTGCTAGATATTGTCATAACTTATGCTTACTAACTCCTTATAATATATCATATTATTTGTCTATCATTAATTAAAATGGATATTTGCTAGGTAAATTATCTCCTGGACTCCAGAAAAATTCTGTACCTTCTTCTTTTCTTACCCTTTTGATTAACCTTTTTCTTTTCTTGTAATACTTAGGATCTATAAATTTAGAAATATTATCAAACACCCATCTTTCTAATGCTAACCTGGCATACCACAATGATCCACCAGGAAAGTTCTTTTTTATTAAATCTGCTAAATCACCGCCATAATTAACATCTTTACCTTTAATTGTACGCAGTGCATTTCCAAAAGTAAAATCTAGTATTTCTAATCCTAACATTGGTATAGATCCTAATATAGTACCAGCTCCACCTTTTGCTCCACCATATTGTGTAGAAAATAAGAAATCACCCATAAATCCTAGACCACCACCTCTTAATAAATTACCTAGTACATATGATGCATATTGATCTTTGTTTAGTTCTGTAATCGGTGTTGGTTCTTTACCTTTTGCGATCTGTTTCATTTCATAAGCTAATGCACCCATGATTGTTGTAGATATAATTAAATCAGTTAAATACCCAGCTTTCTTAAAAGCTCCTTTTCTACCCATACCTTTGGTTATATGACCAAACATAAAAGCTAGTGGAAACTGTTTAAATTGTAAAAAACTTTTAACAAATTCACCCTGGACAGTGCCTGGTCTAGCTCCTCCAGCAACAAGAGATCCTCGTAATGTTGATGCGGGAACAGCAAAATCTATAATATAATTAATTGTTCCTTGGAACTTAGAAAAGACATCCATCGCCTGTTCTTCTGTTAAATCTTCTAATTTAAAAATATCTGATGGTCGTAAAAACTCTGCACCTTTGTTAAGTGCATCATCAACACCAGCATCGTAGATAGGAATACGTCTAATAATATCCCACTCTCCACTGTTAATATTATTTGTTTCTAATAATTGTTTAAATTTTGCATTCTTCTTACCTAGTTGATCCCAGGTTAAATTTGCATTTCTGGCAAAGAAAGCCATTGTTTCCATACCAACACCCCATCTACCCGCTTGTGTTAGCCAGGATAATCCAGATGTTCTTAATATAAAATCAGCTACTCTCCTGGTAACTTCTGGTCTTTCAATATCATCAGATGACACCCTGGCTAAACCAGATGCTATTGTACCCCAATGTTCAGCTACCATCCCCGATGATGCAGCTACTTTAATTCCTGTTGATTTATCTTGCCGCCATCCATTCATAAAAATTTTTGCATTTCTAAACATGGTTTTAGCAGCTGGTAATCCATGAACTCTAGCTGTTATTCTAGTTAAGTTAAAATCACCTAGTGCCATAAAAGATGCAGCTCCTAGATACATAGCTGTAGTTAGATCTCGTAAGCCACCCATAGATCTTGCAAACTGATGATTGCCTGGATCTAATAAATCACCATTGATTGTGCGATATGCGTCATCTACCTTAACCATATCAGATTTAAGTTTATCTAATTTTTTCTTTAATTGTTTCGTTGTTAAATTAGGAGTATCAGTTACTAATTTTTTTTCTGCAGTAAATTTCATCCAGGCTATAAATTTATCTGGATCTGGACTTAGCACACGCATCATCGCTATATCCCTGGACATATTTTTGATATGACCTACCATCGCATCAAAGGCATTACCCTTACCAAATTTTTTATTGTAGGCATCCCAGGAGTCGTAATCTTTAAATTTTATAAAACGATGATCTAATCTTCTATTAGATAATTTAGAACTATAGGCTTTTACCTTTGTTTTTTTAGAATATCCAAAGGTTGATATTGTATTGTAAACATCAGTAAGAGCTATCTCTAGCTGTTCTGGACTCATTTTTTTACCAGTGCGATAATCAATCATCTGGTCTAAATCCAACAAATCATTTTCTAATAAAAAATTTCTCCAGGCTTTATACCCAGCATCTCTAATAACTAATTCATTATGTGATTGTGGCAGATGCCAGTTTTCTAATTTAGGTATTCTACCACCAGCATCATTAAACATTCTCCTGGCTGTTTCAGCTGTTTCTATCCAGGCTCTTGCTAATTCTTCTGCAGCTTTATTTCCTGTAGATCCAGGATTAAATATTTCTCTACCCATTGTTACTAAGGTAGCTTTGTTTCTTACCCCTCCTAAAAAACCATGTCTAAATTTTTTTAAGACTTCTGAATTAATACTATTTAATCTACCCTGGACTACCTCTATAACTTCTTCAACAGACTGAATACGATTTACACCTTCTGGATTTTCCCATTTCATCATATGCTGCTTAATTACAGATCCATAATCAATCTCACCTTTTTGATCTGTATACCTGGCTAATTGAAATTCAAAATTTTCTTGCCGCCTAATCATATGTTTTCTTTCTTTGATTTTTTGTGCAGCATCTACTTTCATTTGATTGAAAGTATCTAGTCCAGCTTGTTTTGCAGCTCCTTCTGATCCCATACCTTCATCAATATATTTTTTGTATGTTTCATCATACTCATTGAGAAGATCTAATTGTTTTTGATCGTCTAATAATCCTTGCGTTTTAGCACTAACAATACAATCACGAAAACTCATTTAAGACCTGGACATCCTTCTAAAAAGTCTATTGCTTTTTTATCTTTATTTAGATCTAGTAAAACATCATTAGCTGATTGCATAACAACATTACCATCAGCATCAACACCAGTCATAACCTGGTATTGTGGATCTAATTTAGCGAAGATTCCTTCAATTTCTTCTGTTTCGCTTTTTGAATAAGCCTGTCCACCATCTGGTTGTCTGCTTCCTCCATTTGTTTGTGCCTTTCCACCGATTTCTTTCGTAACTGGTCTAGCTCCTTCAAGGTTAATTTTTTCGTAGCCATCGGCTTTCTCCTTTCCTTTTGTGTAATTTTGTAAAGCACCTTTATAGGCATCCTTAATATATTGAGGATCTACAAATCTGCCATCGTTATAAATTCTTTTTACATTTCTGGTAATAGCGGTAGCTTCATCTACCTCTACATATTTGACAACTAAAGAATATCCATATGCCTTTGCTAAATCAATATATTTTTCAATAGATTTTCCACCACTTCCAACAATGGGAACTATAATATTATCACCATTATTAAAAGCTCTATCAATAATAAGCTCTTGTATAGCTTTACTTTCTTCGTGTAAAGCACCAGCTCCATTACCTTTATCGTAATCTTTTGCAAAATTAGGATGTTCTTTAACAAAGTCTGAGTCAATAATAATAGCACCTAATTCTTTTTGTTGAGCTGCAGCTAGTGTTGATTTACCAGATGCTGGTAATCCAATAAATACAGTAAGTTCTTTGTTTTGTACTGCTGCACCTTCTCCATACAAATCATCAACAACTTGCTGCCATCCTCTTTGTTGTTGCCAATTTTCGTCAAAAGTACCACCAGCTCTTTTAATAGTAGTTTCTTTACTAAGAGATAACTCTCTTAGACGTACTATTTCTGGATGATCTATTAATTCATCAGCCTGGTTCTTTAATACATCATCTGGTAATTCTGATATTTCAGCTAATGTTTTACTTTGTATTTCTACTTTAGCTGGTTCTTTTGGTGTATCTAATTTATTAGCAACACGAATATCATTAATCGTGTTTTCTACAGATCCATATTCTTGATCGTATTGTTGTTTACCATCGTGAACATTCTCTGAATTTTTTAAGTTTTTGTTGGCTTCTGTTTCTTTAGGGATATTTGGTTGCTCTTGTGTATATCCTTCAGATAACGCAGTGCGTTCAACTCTGCCTGGTGTAACCCTGTCAAGATCGCCATTTTTAATTGCTGTGGTGATAGCTTCTTTAAAAGATTGGACTGCTTCTTGCTTATTCCCATCTTTGAAAAGTTTGGCTGCGATGTTAAGCTCATCTGATATTGCTCCTTTCATGTTAGCAAGTTTAATAATCTTCTCTATAGCCAAAGCACTTTCTTCTAAGGCTTTTTTATTAAAATCACTATCTAGTTTGTTCTTACCTTTTTTTAATATTTTTGCTTCATTATTAACTAAAAATCCAGCAATATTTTTATCTTTCTTTAATTCTTTGATTGCTTTGTCTAAGATCTCTGCTCTTTCTTTAATTAATAATTCTTTGATTGTTTGTGTACCAAAAAGATCCTGGACTTCTCTAGTAGATACACCCTGGCTAATAACATCCTGGATAGCTAATCTTATTTGTTGTTCATTAGCAAAATTATTTTTTGTAATAAAATCTATAACCTGGATATGTAAATCTGGATCTTCAACAAGATCTCCAACAATAGCAGCTATCTTATCTGGTACATTATTGTTTAAATAATATTGCCAGGCTTCTGGACTGAGCTTTGATAAACCCCTGGCATTTTCCCATAATACAGATCTAGGTGATATTTTACCCTTAATAGCCTGGACATAATCTGGTTTGATTTTTAAGATCTTTGCCACATCAGCAGCACTAGCTGTACCCTGGTGTACGTTTAACATCATCGCAGCTACCATTGTTTCTTCTGGTGTATGACCATCAACTTCTCTGCGTATGGTTGCTAATAGGTAAGGTTTTTGTTTACCCATCGCTTTTATTCTTTTTGCAAGAGCTAGTCTTTGATGACCATCTGCTATTACTTTTCTACCATCAGCATATTCAAACACCATAACCACATTAGCAGCATCTTGATCCCATTCTGTTATACCTTTAAGTTTTGGTGATACTCCTGTTTGCGGATCTATTTCTTCTGTTTTAAATTGAAATACATCTGGCTCTACTTCTATCTCATCTGGATCTAATCTTACTTCTCTAATAACATTAGAATTGTTGTCAAAATTTTTTGTATAATCTATTGGTGTTCTGGTTTCGTCATTCAGTTTATTTTCACCAGATAACAATCCTTCACCAGCATTTTGCACTCTTTCAATATGTTCTTGTTTACCTCTTGGTGTGCTTTCTAACGGATTGGTTGTATCAATCAATTCATCACCTTCTAAAACTTGTTGTGCTGTCTTAACTGTAGGTGTAACTCCTCTTGGTGTATTTTCTATAATAGTTTCTAAAAATTGTGCTTTTTCTGCAGTGTTAAATGTTTGTATATTTTTATTAATATAATCCATCACCTTAGTAGCATAAGCATCATCCAGGATAGGAGCTTCATCTATTAATTTATCTATTTCTTGTGCTATTGCTTTTGCTTTACCATTTGGTGTAGCTCTTAGTATTTTAGAATAACCATTAAAAAAAGTTTTTATTGTTCCGCCTAATGCAGCGGTTGCTAATGCACCACCTCCAGCTGCAAGAGCTATAGCTGCAGATGCCTCTTTCCATCCATAATCAGATCCTAGCCTTTGATTATAACTAACAACTTTGGATTGTATGACAGCTTCATATGTACCCGATATAACAGCTTCTGAAGCTGCCATTCTAACAATACCCATTATACTTGCAAAACTTCCACCAGATGCAGCAATAACTGGTAAACTTTCTATAATTAATGGATCTTGAAATATAGCTAAACCACCACCAAAAATAGATGCAGACAATGTACTGCCATCATTATACTTTTGACCAATAGCAGCTTCTTGTTCTAATTCAGCTAATTCGTTTCTCCTGGCATTTTCATAGTATGAATAATCTTTAAAACCACCTAATTTACTACCTCTTTGTTCTGGATTTTTTTCAAAGTATTCTTCAATTTTACGATTAATGTATTGTTGTTTTGCTCGGACATGGTTCATAGATGTAGCACTACCAAAATATTCCCCAACATAAGATCCTCCTGGATCGAACTCTATATTGTTTGAATACATAAATGGTTCGTCTACTTCTGCTACATAATCATTCATGTTGTAATAAATGCCAGTTAAACTAAAAAAATCTTGTGTAACTTTATCCATATCTTCCATGATATTAATCATTTCAGAGTTAGAGTTTCTAAAATTTAATTGTAAATCGTATTGAGTTTTTGCTATTTCATCGTCTAGTCTTGGTCTAGCTTTGACAGTTTTATCACCAAATTGATTATTTCTGTTTGGTCTATCGTGAACATTATCTGTAAAAAAAGATGTTTTGTTTGTTTCTGATATCTTAAATTGTGCCATAGTTTTTTAAATATTCTGCTTCTTTTTTTCTCCTGGTAGGAAAAGCATCTCCAAACTCCTGGAGTTCTTCATAGACTGCATCCCAGTTTCCATCGGTTGCATATTTTATAAACGATGGAGTTCTTCTATAACTACCATATTGAAAACCAACAGAGATTAAAACTGTGGCTTGACCTTGATCTAGCTCCTCAAAAGGAACTACAGGATCATATAACTCATATTGTCTTTGTAGATCTTTTGCATAAAAATGCCTGGAGCATTCGTCAATGTGATCTACTTCTTCTTTTTCTAAAACTAATGAATTTGCAAATGTTTTAGCTTGTTCTCCATGTAAACCAAAATATGGTTTTAATTTATTAATAACTCTTTGATCTATTCCTATAGCCTGGCAAAATGCTTCATCTTTTTCTTTTAAATCAAAACCACTAGCTATTGTTACACCAGAATTATTTGTTGGTTGGTATCCCTGGCTAAGACCAGCACCTTCTAATTCATGTATAAAATCCCAATCAATATTATTCATTCTGCATCGCCAATACTAATAAATCTGGTATAATTTTTTTTAAGTTAAACAAAATTTCTTTACCATCTGCATCTCTAAAATATTCTGCAGTACCAGAATTTGGATCTCCTAACCCTATGTAATACATACCATCGTCAGCTGTTTCTAAAAATATACTATCTAAAAATTTACCATCATCATCAAAAAATATATTCTTACCTTCTTTCTCAAATAAATCTGTTACAGATAATTCACCATCTATTTCAGTAACAGGCAAAACTTTTTTTGTTTCAGTAATGGTTGTATTTTGTCCAGTCGAGTAAGTTTCAAATTCATATGTAAATGCTTTTTCTAATAGCTCTGGTGTTAATGCATCTTCTAACATTTCTTGTACTGTAGGATAATTAGAGCTATTTTTTGTAAATTGATAAGGTTCACTATTAGGCATATTTTGTGGTAATAAAATTTTCATACCATTAAAATCTTGAAAACCACCATAAAATTCATCACCTTTTTTCATCATACCAGCAGCTTCTTGTATAGATTGCTCATATAATTTTTGTATTTCTTTTTCACTACTCGATCCTAAAATATTGTTTTGGTTCAAACTTAACTTGTGTAAAAAAATTAACTGAGCTGATTGATCTATTTGTGGCATTAAATTTTCTAAATTATTCACCATAGATGTAGGCATATAATCAACTAGCAATAATGGTATTGTAGCTGCATCCATATGCTCACCAATAATGGTATAAAGATCTTTAGCTCTGTCTGTACCCATTAACTCAGCACCTTTTAAAATAGACATGGTTGTATTATCCATTCGACCACCATTTGCCAAAATCATTAATCCAACATGAGTGTAATAGGATGCATCTTTTTCCATACCTAATTGAACAAAAACACTTTTTAAATCTTCTCTACCCAGGATCGCTAAGTTAGTTAAAACAGTAACTTTCTCATCATAGCTTCCTGTTGTTAAAACTTGTTTTATATTTTCTTTTTCTTCTTCTTTTAATAACTGTAATGGAACATTATAAAAATCTGCTACCTCTGATGCTTGTTTTCTTCTATTACCAGATGCTAGTAAAAATGTTTGTGCATCTTGTTCTAATAAATCTAACTCTGTAAATTTTAATTCACCATCGAAACCCTCTGCCATGTTTAATAAATTGTTAGGCATTTCTGTTAGCATTGTAGAATGAATGCTCTCCAGGCTTGTTTCTAATTGAATTAATAATTTTTGTTGGAATGGATCTGCATTTGGATCTTTTGATAATCTTTGGTTTTCCAATCTTACTTGATCCAAAGTTTCTTTTACTTCATCGGGATTAGCTTTTTTAGCTTTTTGTATTATGTTAAAATTTTGTTCAATGATTGCTAATTGTTCAATCTCTTTTTGTAATCCAGGTAATCCGACTGCTCTTTGTGCTGCATCATTCTGCACAGCTGCAGCTAATAAAGTATTAAAAGTATTAATATTAAAATAGTCCGCATTTGTAATGCTAGTAAAATCTCTAATTTGTGCTGCAATCGCAGTTCCTTCTGTTTTGATACCAGCCACTGTTTGTTTATCATTTGTAGCTTTTCTTGTGTCTGCAAGTTTTTTTAATGTTACTAAATTTTCTGGACTTACTTTTTCATTGTAATATCCATCTTCATAATTTTTTAAAAATACCTCTGGATTTTCTGATGCCAATAATTCTGCTTCTAGTGTGTGTAAATTTTGCATTTGTGTTTGTAAATATTCTTCTTTACTAACACTTAGTATTCCATCGTTAGCTGCATCTTCTACATATCCCTCAATACTATTCATAGCTGTATTTTTCTTTGCAGTATTACCACCAGCTGTTATGTATGAATTAAACTCTCTGTTTAAATTTTCTTCTAATGTTTTAACAGAATCCTCTCTGATGTTTTTCCAAACTGATGCTTGAACATCAACATAGTTTGTTGTGTATAACTCATCTGCTTTTTGTTCTACAAGCTGCTTGACTACATTATCTTCTATTCCAGATAAAATATTATTCTTGTGTGTTGTAAATCCTTGTTCAAATTGTGGTAACGCAGTGTTTGTATCTGGATTGTTTTGTGCATCAAACATCAATTTATTTAATCCAGGATTATTTTCATCACCCTTAATTAAATAATCTATTTGTTTTGTTGCTTCTGTTTTTCTTTGTAATGATTTTTGTGCTTCATAAAATCTTGTAGATACTGCCTGGACATCTGCAGCTAAATCTGCAGCTGCTTCAAATGGAGCTGCAGCTGCTGCTGTAATATCGGGAACTGGTCTTGGTCTTGTACCCGTCTGGGATGTCGGAGCTGTCTTAGCTTTAAACTCTGGTATCTGTACCATTATAATCCAGCATATCTGTTTATTGACATAATATCAGATGCTCCTCCAAGTAATGTTTGTCCAGCTTTGAAATATGATGCAGTTCGTAATTGTCTACCCTGGTATCTGGCTAAACTACCTTCCATCCTGGATATCACAGCTGCTTCTCTATAATCGTTTGCTTCAATAGATGAGTTATATCTAATGTTAGCTCTTTCTATTTCTGCTTCTGTTAAATAATCTTCCATAACTGCTAATGGTGTACCCCTGGATGGATCTACACCAGAAAAAGCATAGGCTCTTTCAACACTAGCAAATGTTTTTTCAAAATCTTTATTAAATCTTTTGACATTGTATTCACCAATTTCAACAGATCTTTCTGCTTTTTGTTCATATGTTTTGGCATTTTGTTCAGCTATTGTTTGTTGATATTTACCCGCTGCTTCTGCTGCTTGTCCAGCCTGGATACTGGCTACTGCACCGACTGCGGTTGATGCTGCTATTACTGCTGGTAATCCCATTTTATTATCCTTGCATATCTTATATGATCGTTATTTGAAATATATTTTTTCATTGTGCCTTCATTCTCTAAGCCAAGCCATTTTGCAAAACGATGACCAAGTTCAAAGTCTTTTTTAACAGCTGTTTGCAATCGTACAACTTTATTTTCTGCAATCAACTGTTCTAATCCTTTTTTCACAGCTCTTGCTGCAGCTCTCGGATGATCCCATATTTTATCGGATGCTAGTACCCATCCTTCATAAACTTTATCCCACATATGACAAATACCACCCGATACGATGTATTGATTATTATAGACAGCAGTGAAGGCTTGACCAGGTTGTTCCAGGTTATGTAAATGACTTTCCCAGGCTTTATCTATTTTTACTGCTGGATCATTCATAATACCTCTTGTCATTGTCAAACCATGTTCTGTCTTGAAGGGAATGATATTTAAATTACCCTTCATTTGTTGTAACTCTTGGATATATACCAATAATATTTATTGGTAAAGGCTGCGTTTGCCTTACATAGATAAATCCATCAGTTTCAAAATCTCCTCTAAATTCTACTTGTTTATCTCCACTAAATGGAGCTATTGCTGTGTCCATCGCATCTGCTGAACTTCTAAATGGTATTCTTTCCATATTGGTTAAATCTGATCCTATTTCAACACCGACAGAATTTAGTAATCTTATTGTAACTTCGTGTATACGTTTTGTTTGACCTTGAGCTACACCCTCTGCAGCTCCCGCTTCTATTCTCATTGTCTGTAATAAGCTGGTATAAGCTAATCCTATTTGTACTTTGGTAGAGCTTCTATCTAAGGTAACAGCTCCATTAGATACTGTTTTATCTGGATGTGTTGAACCATTAGCCAGGATAGATACAGTTTGTCCTTCTAAATGATCTAATCCAGATATGCTTGTTGTAGCAGATCCATTATAAGCTAAACCACTATCAACAAAGAAAGCATCTGTAATACTATCTCCATAATCATAGTTTGTTAAATATTCGACATATCTTCTTGTAGATCCATTAATAGTTCTTTTTACTACCATGTATAAATCATCTTCATCTGCATCTCCAGGTATAGTGGCAATATTTTCTACATGAGCAAAACTATCTGAACCAAAAGAACCACCTACTTCATGAATATGCCATCCGACTACATCCTCTGCTCGTTGATATGTTAGACCAATTAACTTACCATCTTCTCTTGTTCCCCAGATAATACTTTCTGGTTCTTGTTGATAAGATAATTCTTTAACACCAGACTCTGTAATATTCTCTGCCAGGATCGTCATATCGGGAGCTACATAAGAGTCAAAGTCAAAACTATAGGTTAGTTCTCTAATTTTTCTTTTAGCTCTCTGTAAAAACATCGTAACATTCGCTACCTGGATAGCATCTACATTAGCTGTTCCATAGGATGTTTGTCTTTGAATTTGTATATTGGTTGGTGTAATTGGCTGAGTCGTACCCGATGCAGATACAACAAATTCACCACCCGTAGTACCCGCTATCAAAGATCTTTGTGCGGATAAATATCTAATCGTATTAACTCTATTAGAAGCAATCGTATATGTCATCGCAGATAAATCTGTAACTGTGCCATTTCTATCATCTTCAAAATCTTCGTAATTATTTACCCTGGAAAAAAATAATGTTTGAGGTTCATCTGTAGTAGATGCAAAAACTAATCTTTGTTCAAAAAAAGTAACACAAGATGGATGTCCTGTTGTGTCAGAAAAAGAACCTAAAGCAAAATCTGTTGATGCTGTAGCAGATCCCATATCTACTAAAATTTCCATAGTAAAATTAAGAGTATCAGCGACTGCTGTTATCTTTCCATGACCAGATCCAAATCGTAATAATCTACCAACATCTGTTGATTGAAAACCAGATCCTCCATTTATTCCTGTGGTTGCAGATGCAACAACTGTTCTTCCTGTGCCTACAGTATGATGAGATGGATTTAATGTTGTTGTGGTTGCATTGTCTGGTAGATAAACACCATTAGTAAAATCTACTTCTGTTAAAGACCAACTTGTATGACCAGTCCTAGTGAGTTTTCGGACACTGTAATCTGGATGTACGAGATACATAATATCAGCAGATTGTGCAAATTTGATAGCACTTAGATCGGCAGCTGCGTAAGGGGAAGTAATTTGATATATTCTATTAACAACACCACCAGAAGTGTAGGTAGTAAAACTACTAGAATTGACATTGTTCCCATCAACATCTGTAAGCTCAAATGTGTTGGTGGTTTTGTTAGCGACAATAAAAGTTTTACCATTGACTTCCACCATCCCACTAACTGAAGTAATAATAACATGATCGCCATTGTTATAACCATGTCCTGTTGCAGTTACAACTGCTGGATTTGCTTTGGTGATACCCGATATTGACACATTAGACTCAGTGATAATTCCTTTGTCTTTAAAAAAACGTATGTATTGATTTCCTAATTCTAAAACATAGGTTTGTACTGTAGAAAACTCAAAAGGTATTAGCCTGGCTGCATTAGAGCTATCTTTAACTTCGTGTATAAATCTTGTGCCTGGTCTACGACTAGCTCCTCCATGTGGCTGTATTGTAAAATTATTTAATGTTTTTGCACCATTATAATATTTTGTAAGATCTGTTCTTCCGTCTAATCTAGGTGATAATTGACCAGCTGTAAAATTAGTATAAGCAACAGTTTGTCTTGGCATTAGTACCTCGCATTGATGTAGGTTGAGGAGTCTAATACATCTGCAGTACCTTCAGTAGCATCTGCGTGTCTAGCTAATCTTAGCTTTTCTTGATAATCACTTTTAAGAGCTACTGCTAAACTTGTAGAGCTAGTAACAGCATAACATAATTCTGCTGCTAACCTGGATACTAAACTTTCAATTAACAATGTATCGTATTGTGTAGGATCTGTTATCCTGGCTGAATAGATTAAATAAACAGTTTCTTCGTCTGTTAATATTTTTCTACCTTCAACTTTAAATTTTTGTCCACCATCTAGGTTTGATGATGTTCCATTATGATAACCACCTAGCGACAAAACCCTAATACAATCACTAGGCAGCTGATATTGATAACTATATTCATGTGTTGGAGTATCTGTATCTTGTGCTAATTCAACTCTTTTGATTAAACAGTTCCAGGTATGTTCTCTAAATACTGCATCTCGTAATGGTTCATATCGTTGATTACACAGCCTGGCATTTTTACTATCTTCTGTCAGAGCTGTAATATTATTTGCACCTAAAATATTGAGTGCTGAGTTACAAATTTCTACTACTGATGTCATCCTACCATAGTCCTTTTTTTCTTTTTATGTCTGTTAGCAAAGTTACGAGCTGCTTCTACTGATCCAAAACCCCATTTTTTTAAGGCAAGAGCTTTCCTGGTCGGACTGCCATCTGGTTTTTTCATTGATCCTTTCATACCAGCAAACCTGGCTGCAAAAGAAACTCTGCGTGGATTAGTTCCAGATTTGACTGGTGCTTTTAGATTAGATCCTTCTGTACGTTTAAAATAATCTCTACCAGCCTGGTTTAATCCACCACTTTTATTTTGATACTTCTTCGCTACCATCTTAGCCAATCATGGTTTTTTTCTTTTTCTTTGGAAAACCAGCTTTCATGTTAGCATAGGCTGAGTCTGAAATAGTAGACTTTGATTTTGGTCTTGAAATACCCTTCTTTTTTCTTTGGTTAATGTTGTAATATAATCCTTTTTTAGCCATTCTTTTTCTGATCCATTCCTACATTACGTTTAATACTTTTTGTTCTTGGTCTATTTCTTAACATCGCAAAATCTTTACCAGATATCTTACCATCTTTATTTGCGTCTAATTTTTTTTGATTACCCTTTAACATTATTTTTTCTTCCCATATGACATTTTTTTGCCAGACTTCTTAGCATCTTTCTTAGCAGCTGCCATTCCAGCTTTAGTATATGGATATGATTTTTTTCCTACTTTTGGCATTTGTTTCTCCTTAAATAATATTTCCCATACATCCATTTTATATCATATTAGGGGAGCAAATGCTCCCCCAAATAAATTACTCTACAGAGTACATTACCCATGCAAAGATTGTTCCAGTAGCGGATGCACCGCCAGTAGTAATTAGAACATCTGTGGATGCTGTAGTTCTATAGCCTAGACCAGTTACTGCTGGTACTGGCGCACCAGTAGAAGAACCCGCTAACATAGACTGAGATTGTCCAGCTACGTTCCAAGTTCCGACAACAGTAATAAATCTATCATCATCACTAGAATCACCGACTTTAAGAGTAACACCAGAACCTAATGCATCACATTTTACGACTACATCGTGAATTGTGGCATTTGCTGGTATTCTTGCGATAGTGATATCAGAACCAGAAGCTAAAGAGGATGCTTCATAAGTATCGTGAAATACTCTGATTTTACCTCCCGCATTTTCTGATGATACATTGACAGCTGGTGTGCTGTCCATGTTGGTTATGTTTGCACCTTTTACACTAGCCATGTTTTACTCCTATTCATCACAAGCGACTTCAACGACTTTTTCTTCTTCCATTCTGGTAGCACCAATGCTCATGCAATAGTATACCTGGGTAGAATAGCCTTTATCTGATCTCTCATCAATACGAGCTGTTACATCCTTACCAATAGCAAGTTTGATAGCATCTTCTGTGAAAGCATAACAAAGTCTGTCGTCAGTGTTAGTAGAATCAAAGCTAAGTCTTGTAGACATAATGAACTCAAAACCTAAGAATGAGTTTAGCTGTCCTTGTGCAAGAGCTTTTACTGTGTTGAAATCAGATGATTTCACTTCAGTAGTGTTCAACAAATCTTGAATTTGTTTTGGTGAACATACAAAAAATCTCTTGAGTGAAGGATCAACACTTGCATCATCCATAAGAAATTTAGCTTCTAATAGTTTGGCGATTGTTAAACCATCTGATTGTGAAGCAGAAAAAGGCTTCTGTGAAGATGGTAAAGCTGTAGAAGTACCACCAGATACTCCTGTATTAGCTGTGCCGCCTAAAGCAGTAATGATAACATCATCCATAGATCTACCCATCGCTGCAGCTGCTGCTTTAGCATATGAGGATGTAGGATCAATTAACATTCTGATTTTGTCTTGGTCGTCTATAAGATCAGCCCACTCGTAATCCGCTAGACTTACCCTTCTACGAGAGTGGGGTGTGTCTAACTGAGGAGTGTCTGAATGTCTTGAAGTTCTTACTTGTGCTGTAACTTCTCCAATCTGTTCAAAGAAAGCATTTTTTCCTTTTACAGTTTCAACATCAACAGCATTTCTAAGTAAAGAACCCATTTGTTGTGAAAGCATAGTTACGTTGTTACTATACTGTTCCACAAACGCAGTGGTTATTTGGTTTGACATTTCGTCATTTCCTTTCTTAGTTTGTTAATATACTGTCGATAAATTATCCCTTTCGAGTTTTACCTTCATTTTACATCTGATAGATGCCAGTCTGTTCCTAGTGTCGCCAGAGTCCTTGCGGATTATTCTGGAATGATCCCATGCTTCATATTCTGGAGCATGGCAACTTCTTCAACAGCTGCTTGATGACCAGGATGTTTCTTATCCCAATAGGGAGTGCCTGGACTCACCAGCTTGTCTATTTCTTTTTGAGCATCATCTGGTGTCAATGTCAAGTCATTTTCAGACTGCATACTATCTTCAGAAAAGTTATCAGCTAACTTTGCAAGTGCTTTTATAAAGATAGGTTCGTTGCCTAACAAATTTCCATTTGCTAGTTTGACATCTTTCATCTCATTCGGAAAAAATTTTTGAAATACATCGTCTGCTTGTTGTACTTTTTTATCAAAAGCAAGACCAAAATCTTTACGCAGCTCTAGCTCTGATTCTTCTCTTACTTTCTGTTGATTAGCAGTAACTGTTTCTGCAGATGATTGTTGTAACCCATCATAAAATTGCATGATCTTATTAGCCTGGCTAGGATTTAATCCAGCTGCGTGAGCTACTTTTTTAAATTCTGCAACACCAGGATCGTCTGCCTGGAATGATGAGTTCTCAAAAGAATATTCATTAGGATCAGATGGTCTACCTAATCTGTCATAAATAACTTGCCAATCATCTTCTGTCGAATGTTTACCTGGTACTGGTATCTTATCCATGCCTACCATACGTTGTGCATGAATAAAACTTTTTGCTAGATCTCCAGAATTAGTAAAATTCTTTAAGGATGGTTCTCCTCTTATATCTTCTGGTAACGTATCCAGGAACGTAGCTCCTGTGTCTGTTGTTTGTGCTTCCGCCTGTGGCTGCTCAGATTGTTGTTCTCCGACAACAGTTGTCTGTTCTTCACTCATTTTTTCTTATTCTCCTTAATTATATTTTTAATCATTAAGATGACAGATCTCTGTCCTTCCAGGTATGCCATCTCTAATGCGTCTTTGGAAAATGTAGTTACATTGTGATGAAATCTATTTTCAAGATCTTGTAACACCTTTTCTCCTTGAACAGTTCCAAAAGTAATTTTGTAGTCTTTAAGTAGTTCTTCTACTTTTTTACTGTCCACGATTTAGTTCTCTCACTAATGGAGCTACTTTTCCACCAGCTTCTGCTGTTTGCATATCTTGTTGAGCTTGAGCTTGTGCTTGTTGTGCTTCAGCTCTTTGCTTACGGATCTGCATTACTTCATTAGCTGATCTTACTACCTTGGATGGTACACCTAAAATATCTGCTAAGTGTTTAACCATCTTATCGGTGTCAATGAAATCCATGACTGGACTCATCTGTGCCATCGGTGTAACTATCTCTAAGGTTCGTAATATTGCCTGGACATCTCCTTGTTTTTGAGATCTTGCTAATGGTGATACATATTCAATATCAATAGTTTGACCTTGTAGTTCTTCTGGAGCTGCTGGTAATATTCCTTTCCTTAGTAGAATATTGAAAGTTCTATTAATTAAAGGCTGCAACATTTCTGATTGTAATCTACCCAATACAGGAGCTAACAATCTCATCTTTTCTTCATTACGTTGCATTACCTCTGTTGCTGTCATTTGGATATTTTGCGACATCAATAATTGATCGACATAATAGGCTTGTTTAATAGCTGTTCTTCTTTGTTCTTCTATATTTAAACCTAGTGGTGTGTTCGCACCAATATTTAATGGTGTGATTGTATCTCTAGTACCAGATCTATAAAAGTTCAATCCGCCTGGTTGTGTTCTTACTGGTAGCATAAAAGAGTCATCTGGTACAAGTAGCGGAGGATCTACCATTTTTTGTGCTGCTTTAATTGTTGTTTCTGCCATCTTATTAATCATCTTAATATCAGCAAGAGCTGTCATAGATGGAGATCTGCCATACACTTCATTACTAGATTTTAACCATCTTGGTACGACAAAAGGAAACTCTCTAAAACCAGATACACTAATAATTGTTCCATCATCATCGTAATAGATGGAGCTATACTCCATAGATTTATTATCTAGTTTATAAGGATTAAGTTCATCATTAGGCTTAATACAATGATATAGAGTTACATCATCATGCGGTGATTCTTTTACTATCTTTGCAATTCTTTTTGGTAATTTATCTCCGAACTGTAGGTATGCAGCTCTCGCTGTCATCTTTAACTCACGATGGATTGTATCAACAACACCCTGGTTATTTTCCTGGATATATATTTCTTTAATATGCCTGGTTGAAAATCTTACAAAATCTTTTTCATCATCCTCAATCATCATACAGCCAGTACCAAAGGCTACCATGTCTGTATAGAGTTCGTGTACTTCTTGTTGAAAATTAGATCTATCTAATGCCATATACATGGTTGCAGTACATGACTCTAACCATTCTTTGTTTTCTTCTACACTAGAGATCATTTCATCTTTAAATCTCATAGAGAACCAGGGAGTAGCTGCGTTAGTCAGCATTCCATGTAAAGAAGAAGCTAGTAGCTCCAGGCTATGCAGAGCTGTACCATCAAATATTCTTTCTGTTCTTTTATCTCCTCTTGATCTTGCTGTTGTTACATCAGCTCGTCTTGGTAGGCAGTAGTCTGCTACTTCTTGCCAATGACTTTCCCAGTTTTGTCTTTTCGTTTTTAATTGACCAAACTGGCTTCTTAAATCCTTGCCATGCATTATTTAATTAATCCACCTTTCTTATTTCTCTGTCCACCTAATAGTGTGGAATAATCTTTAACACCCTGTTCATAAATTCTTTTTCTTTTTTCTGTTGGTGTTTCTTTAGTAATATTTTCTTTACCTAAGATTGAGTTCATCGCTATGCCTATTGGTGTACCACCTTTTTCTATCATACTAGGTACAATCCCTTTTACCTTTTGTGGTTTTGGTGTGTACTGCATATAGTTTGTTGTAGTTGTACCTGGAGCAGAACTAATAGGCTCTCTGAGATATGCTGGATCTTTTGCTTGACCACCAAAAACTGCTCTTGCTAAATCACCCGCTAGTTCTCCAAATGTTGGTGCAGACGCAGCTATTCTTCCTGTGTAATCAACAGCAGAAGCTCCCGTTCTCATTACTGGTTTTTTTCCACCCTTACCATCACTTTGATAAAGATTACCTACTGTCGGTGATCCTTCTATAAACTGTATACCTCTACCCGCATCTGCTGCTTTTTGTAATTCAGCTTCTCTCTTTTTAGAGATCTCTCCACCCGTCATAATATTTTCCATCAGCTCTTGCGTCTTAGCAGCTCTTTCCTGGTTTCTCTTTTGTGTTGCTCCTTCTGAACTCATTTAGCCACCTAACAAAGTTTTTGTATAAACTTGTGGATCTTCTTCTACACCTTTTTTGGATGTAAGAATTGTTTTTGTATAACCAGATCTTTTTCTTTTCATTGTCTGATTAATCATTTCTGTAGACTCGCCAGGTAATTCTTCTCTAGTCGCAGCTGGTACTGGTGGCAGCGGAGCTGGAGGCGGTGGTGGCGGTGGTGTCTTTGGTCTTAAAAATCCCATATCAATCCCTCCCTAGTGGATCGTAATTTAACCCCTCTGCATATTGTTGCGGAGGAGCTGTGTTGTCAAAATCTAAATCTCTTATTGCAATAGCTGCAGTTCTCCAGGCATCACAATAATGACTTGACCAATCATGGACTGGTTTAGAAAAAGTTTTTAACTTGTCTAACCATTTACGATGATACCATCTCATCGCATCCAGGAATGGTTTACAATTATCTCTATCAATATATGTACGATTTAGCAAGAGTTGTCCAGCATGAATACCATCCTCTATCGGTAGCTTTGGACAAACTCTGATAGGTCGCATTCCCATACTAAATGCATATTCTTTTCTGGAATGTCCAGTAGACATCTCTCTATGTTCTATATCGTGTGGAAAAATATAATTTCTAATATTATATCCTGTTTGTTTTATATAATCCGCATAGTGATCTAGGCTTTTGTTATTATTGGAATAACAGTCAAAGACCATGATGGCTCGGTTAATTTGTTGAATAAATAATAAACTGGTATCATCTGATATACCTAAATCAAAATAAACATCGACAGGAAACCCAGGATCATAAGGATATCTTCCTATCTGATTTTTTTGTTCCATCTTATCCATGATCTTACCATAGACCGCACCGCTAACATTGGCTGTCCAGGAACATTCAAACTCTTGTTGATACTGATCCTCGGTCATCAGTTTCCTGGCTTCTTCTAGCTCGGTCTTAGGTACTAGGTTTGTTTCACTAGCCTTATAGATACAAGTGTACCAGGCGGGATCTCCTTTTGCTTTTTCATACAAATCATAAAAACTGTTCATTCCCGCTGGAGTTCCTATAAAGGCTACACTACCTAGGCGGTCTGCTACCGCTGGTCTAATAATCTCTGGAAACATTCTTTCATCCATTTGTGCATACTCATCACAAAATACCATGTCAAAGTATTGACCTCTGGCACTATCGGGATTTTCAGCACCAAACAATGTAACTCTAGCTCCTGTTGGAAAGTCAGCTCTTAATTCTGTTTCATTATACTTCATACCAGGTATCTTCCTGGAATAATGTTTAATATAATCCCAGGCAATCAATTTAGCCTGGACTCTTGTTGGTGCGAAGAATGCACCCCTAAAGGCTCTTTTTTTGCTCGTCAGAGCCGATTTAATTAAGTGGTTGATAGAGAAGATGGTCTTACCTCCTCGCCTGTGCATAACGCAGACTGCAAATCTGTATTTGTCTAATGCCTGGTGCAGAGTCTTTTGCTGCGGTCTAGGGGTATAAGGTATCTCTATTGTTTTCATACCTCATTACCCCATACATCCCAGCCTGGTGTTTTATTCCTAGCAAATAATTCTATTCTTGGTAGATCACCACATAATTCAACAATTCTATCTCTAACACAATCTGGTTTTCTACTGTGTTCTCGTCTAGGCTCTTGTATTATTTGTTTTATATTTTTTGCTTCTCTCCAATATTTACCTTTTAATCCTATTAAACAAAATTCTGCATTTTGATTTGTATAATAACCCATGCCAGAATAGGCTTTAGATAAATCTTTTGTTAATTTTACCCAAACAAAACCTACAGTTTTAAAGTTAAAACCCCAGGATTGAATAACTTTAAATCCATAATCAAGTAAACTGCTAGTACACCATAAAAAAAGCATACTATTATCACTACATATTGATTTAACATCAATAGAACAAATTTCTTCTAAAGATAATGTTTTATAATGTTTATCAGCACCACCAGCACCATTAGGATTTTTAAAACCACTTCCTGCTCTTTTATCATTGTAAGACCAAGCTGGATCAGCATATATAATATTATATTTTTTATTAGGGAAGGAAATCATCAATGAATTGTATAACTGATGAAACTAGGCAGCTCTGGTATGAAGTCTATATCTAAATGTTCACAAATAATCTGTGCAGCTGTAATCATGCTGTTTTCATCTTTGAATTGTCCTAGAATAATCTTAACTTCTTTAGTTTTGTTGTCTATGACTACTTTTGCTAAAACTTGTTTATCTTCGTGCAAGTGTCTTGAACTCCCATGTATTATATATACTCAGACGCACCGCACATTTTTGGGGTATCAAAGTTTTTTTTGTTTGTATTTTGTTCATTATTTTTGAGATTTTTTTTATATAAGTCCTCTAATACATATTATGCAACAAATAGTTCTATATTTATCAACGTTTTTTAGACTGCGACATTCTTGACTACTATATCTAGTGCTGGGTTTTTTCATTTTTCTCAGAACTTCTTGTCGTGTGTGCGAGATCCGCTTGTTTGTCGGCTGTGCTGCCATCTTCCTTCCAAACAACCTGGATAACTGGATCACCTTCATTAACAACAGTCTGCTTATCACCGAATACATTTACCAGCTTAGACACTAACCACCTGGCATGATGTAGCTTCTCTCTGTACCATTGTACCTTCTGTGGCTCTACCTCTTGATCCAGTAGCTCCTGGCACTTATCCAACCAAACCATAGCTCCCATGCGTCTAGCATCTAATACCTTATCCTTAAACTTATCATCTTCTCTCATCCAGGTATTAACAGTAGATTGACCAGGCATTCCTTTATCTCTACAAATACTAACAAGAGTTTCACCAAGCTCTAGCTTTTGCAATATGTTCTGTAATATATTTTTTGATTTCTTCATCTGATTTATTTTTAAATGGCAATAAGTTCTTATATGCCTTTAGTTTCCCTTCTGGACTTGTAGCTCCATTACTTAATCCACCATGATACCGACAAACATACCGACCATTCTTACACAAGATACCTTTAGCCTGGCACTGTTTACCATCATATTTTCTTTTGGCTTCACAATATATTTTTTTACTTGGTCTACCAACCATTATTATTTCTTCTTAAATTCTTTTACAATACCTAAATGCACTGCATAATCCCATGCAGCTTTGCTTGTCTTAGGATTTAAATACAGTTCTTTCCATTTAAATGACTCCTGGTAATTACCAGTCTTTTGTACATATCGCTGTCTAATTGCTTCTGGATCTAAATATTTCTTTTTAGCACCATCAACGACAGCTCTATAATTTGGATTAGTTATCTTTGCTATATTTTTTAATATATTATTTACTTCGTTCTTTTTCATACCACTAGACAAATCTGTCTTATCAATCTTAGTTAATTTATTAGTTAATTCATTAGTTAATTGGTCAGACAAATCTGTCGCCTGTTTTGGACAAATCTGTCTACTACTTTGGACAAATGTGTCTACTGTTACATTGTAATTAATCTCATATTCAGTAGCTCTGCCAGTAGCTCCTCTGCGTACCTTGCGTAAAAAACCATATTTAATTAAGCAATTTATACCCCTGGTAACACTC